TTTGAACTAATATATTTGCAAAAATGCGTTAGTTAAATGCGTTTATTGAAATTGGATATTTTATCTTTCCGTTGTGCAACCAAAGCGCGTCAAGCGCCTTTTGCCATATTGTTATATGGTAATTCTGGTATCGGAAAATCGTCTTTTTTACGAGTTTGTATTTCTGCTTGTTGCAATAAAATGGAATTGGAAAATGAAGATTCTCATATTTACATTCGAAATGCAATAGAGAAATATTGGAATAACTTTAGAACTCACATGCATACTATTGTCATGGATGATATTACCATTAAAAACCCAAATCTCGGAGACTCTAGTGGAGTTGATGAGGTTATTCAGGTTTGTAATGATGTTAATTTCGTCCCTGATCAAGCCGCTTTGGAAGATAAAGGGCGGATACCGTGCAGAGCTAAATTGGTTATTGCGACCACAAATGTTAAAGATCTACATGCTTATGAATATTTTTCGAACGCTAGTGCTATTCAACGACGATTAAAAACCGTTGTGTCACTAGAAGTTAAGGAAGAATATAAGAATCCCGTAACTGGAACATTAGATCCCACTCTCTGTCCCCCCGTTGAGGAGGGAGCATACCCCGATCTTTGGAAAATTACCGTCGAGATTGTAAAACCTCACCCTATTGTTAAGGGAAGTAAACAACCTCGCGCTAGTTTTGTCAAGGTACTCGATGGTGTTAATATGGAAACCTATATTGATTGGTTATATCAAGCAATTGATAAATACAATGAAGAAGGTAGTCAAGTTAAAGAATCACTTAGTGGTATCAAGAATGTTAAAATTTGTCGTACTTGCTATAAACCAGTAGCATACTGTAAATGTATCCAAAGTGCCTCTATGGCTTTTGTATCATACGTTTGGTGGTATGCCTGGGGTGTTTTATTTTGGGAATGGTTTTATGCCGTATTCTTAATTTTTATTCAGAATTGGACTCCCGATGCTGTTTTAAGATTATTCTTAATGCGAAATCTTAATAATCCCATCGTTACCAGTATGATAATGAGAAGAATTGGGGACAAAATCAAAAATCGTAGTAAACCTACAATACTCTTGTTTTTTGCAGGAGCAGCACTAGGGTTACGTTTTTTGTATAAAATATATTCCAAAGCTCCTGGAAGCATTCAAGGTTCAAATCAATCCAAAGAGATTGGTAAACAACCAAAGAAGGATGATTCTAAAGACACTGAGAATATTTGGTACAAAAATGATTTTGAGTTAACCACAGCAGATGTAACAAGAACTATTTTATCGAGTAAAAGTCTAGAGCACACAAGGCTTATAGAAATTCTTTCTAGAAATTGTGCAGCTTTTACTATCCCAATGGGAGTTAATATTGTTCGAAAAGGTAAAATGTTTGCTGTGACTGGTCAATTGTATTTGACCAATAACCACAGTATTCCCACTGAGGGAAGTTTTACTGTACATCTATTCCAACAAAGTCAAAAAGAAGGTGTTAATTCAAATATAACATTCACTTTAAATCAAAATGATGTTATAAGAAACCCTTCTAAAGATATTTGTTTGGTTATTATTCGATGTTTACCTCCAAAAAAGAATCTTAT